AAAGAAGTATGGAATCGACTCCAGCACCACCTCCAGATGACCGATGAGAACATCTGGCACTACTACACAAGGAAAGGGTAAATCATGTCTGAAACCACTGCCTCCGCTCCTGGCGGGGACGGCTCGACCTCAACCCCCAGCGCACCCGCTGCAGCACCGGCATCTGCCGCACTGACTACTCCTGCCGCTCCTGCCGGCGAGAAGCAGTGGTTCGAAGGGTACGATACGGACACCAAGGGTTGGTTGGAGAACCGTGGAATGACCAAGCTGGACCCGATGGCTGCACTCGACAACGCAATCAAGGGGTTCCGCAACGCCGAGAAGTACATGGGTGTGCCGCAAGAGCGGCTTGCCAAGATCCCGGACTGGGACAAGGCAGACAAGACGGAACTCGATTCCTTCTTCAACAAACTTGGCAGGCCGGCAGACGCCAAGGGGTACGACATCAAGTTGCCCGATGGGGTGCCGCGTGACTACGCCGATGCCGCTGCCGCCAAGTTCCATGAGGTCGGACTGACCCCACAGCAGGCCCGGGCGCTGGTCGAGTGGAACAACCAGTACGGTCAGGAGACTTCGACCAAGATGGTCGAGGCGTCGAAAGCCCAGGTTGCCGAGCAGGAGAAGAACCTGCGCCGGGATTGGGGCATGGCATACGACAAGAACGACGCCCTTGCCGGGGACGCGATCCGCAAGATCAGCGAGAAGGTCGGGTTCGGTGACGGCGATCTGCAGAAGATGACCCAGGCTATCGGATTCGACAAGGCGATGAAGATGTTTGCCGAGATCGGGTCGAGCATGGGTGAGGACACCTATACCGATAGTGGTAACGGTGGCGCATCGTTCCAGCCCAAGACTCCGAATGCCGCCCAGGCGAAGATCACACAGTTGCGCCAGGACAAGGAGTTCTCGGCCAAACTGCTGGCCGGCAACGCCCAGGCGAAGGCCGAGTGGGACAAACTCCATGAGATGGCATACCCGTCATGAGCGAGAACCTCAACCTCAAACTTGAATGCCTCAAGGTCGCGGCGACACTGGTCAGTTCGACGGTGTATGACCGCGCCGCCGAGGTAGCCACTGTCACCGAAACACTTTACACAAAGTTGTTTTGTGATAATATCCCCGACAACTCGGATACACCTGTTCGGAAAAAAACCGGACGGCCCCGTGGTCAGACGCAGCAATCTGGCACCTCGGATGAGGGAACGCCAAGGAACATTCCCCCCTTTCTAAGGGAATAACTTTTTCGTTACCTCGTTAGGAGACAATCATGTCTGTGAATATCCCCACCCATTATGTTCAGCAGTACAGCTCGAACATCCAGTTGCTCCTGCAGCAGAAGGGCAGCAAGCTGCGCGGCGCCGTGATGACCGGTTCCCATGTCGGCAAGCAAGCCAGCCCCGTTGACCAGTTCGGTTCCGTCGAGATGCAGACGGTCAGTTCGCGCTTCGCCCCGATGGGTCGCGTGGATGCCGCCACGGATCGCCGCTGGGTCTTCCCGAGCGACTACGATCTGCCGCAACTGATCGACTCGTTCGACAAGCTGCGCCTGATCACCGATCCGTCCAGCGCCTACGTCCAGAATGCCGTTCTCGCCGCCGGGCGCCAGTTCGACAAACTGATCACCAGCGCCTTCACCGGCACCTCCAAGACCGGCGAATCCGGCGCGACCAGCACCATCTTCACCGCTGCCAACGAAGTCGATGTCGCCACGGGCGGCGCGAACTCGAAGCTGAACGTCGCCAAGATCAAGGCCGTCAAGGAACTGATGATGGCGAATCACATCGACTTCGACATGGAAGAGGCGTACATCGGCATCACTGCCGCTGACCACGCTGCCCTGCTGAACGAAGTACAGGTCATCTCCAGCGACTTCAACGGTGGTATGCCGGTTCTCCAGAACGGCAAGATCTCCTCGTTCCTGGGCTTCAACTTCATCCACTGCGAACTGATCGAAACGCAGCTGGCCGGCACCAACGAAGTCACCCTGCCGGTCTGGGTCAAGTCGGGCATGTACCTTGGTCTGTGGAACGACATCAACAACTCGGTGTCGCAACGCAACGATCTGCAAGGCGAACCCTGGCAGCTTTACACCATCATGACCGCTGGCGCGACCCGTCTTGAAGAAGACAAGGTCTACGCAATCGAGTCCTATCGCGCTTAATCGCAAAGGAGACTGAATCATGGCAACCGAAAATCTCAAATCTGGCGCGATCACCAACCGTGACGCTACTCCTCCGGTCCTCAACACTTCGAACCCGGGCCAGGTCTTCCGCGCCTACGGCAAGGTCGAAGCTGCCGGCGGCGACCTCGCTTCGACGTACCGCTTCTGCTCGGTCCCGTCGAACGCGAAACTGGTTCGTTGCTGGTTCTCCAGCGATGACCTGTCTGGTTCCGGTGCTACGCTGAACCTCGGCCTGTACCAGACCACTGCCAATGGTGGTGCCGTAGTCGATCAGGACTTCTTCGCTTCCGCTCTCGATATCGCTACGAGTGCTGTGGCGATCACCGAGGTCACGTTCGAGCGGGGCGCTACCCTGATCGACGAGCTGGAACAACCCCTGTGGCAGCGTCTGGGCCTGTCGGCTGACTCCAACCGCGACTACGATGTGGTCGGTGTGACTGCTACCGCAGGCGCTACCGGCACGATGGTCGCCTGGGTCGAGTACGTCATCTAACCGAATCTCCCGGGGGCCACTGGTCCCCGGGATTTCAGGAGACTGAATCATGGCTGACAGATTCTACAGTGTCGTACTGGGCGAAGGTCTTGCCCATCAGGTGACCGAGGGTTCTTCGACTTCCGGTGAAGCAATCGAACTCCGCGTGTCGGACTCGATCTACGCTCGCAAGTTGGATGTGATCATCGGCGTCGAGGCTATCGAGCAATACCTGGCGACCACCGAAACCAATCCGATTGCCTAAGTACCCCCGGGTCACTCCCGGGGCAATCGCTTCTGAGGACAGGTTATGCCTAGCGTCGTTGACATTTGCAACCGCGCCCTGCAGAAGTTGGGGGCATCCCGCATCATCTCGCTTTCCGATGACACGGTCAGTGGTCGAGCGTGTAACGTAGCCTATGAGTCCGTCCGGGACCGGGAACTTCGCCGGCACCCGTGGAACTTCGCGATCACGCGGGAATCCCTCGCGTCCGAGGTAGCGACCCCGGAGTACGGGTACGACTACCAATACCCTCTGCCGTCCGACTGCATCCGGGTTCTCCCGAATGACCAGAACGAAGGGACGTATGAGATTGCCTACAAGATCGAGGGTCGCAAACTCCTGAGTAACTCCTCGGGTCCGATCTACCTCCGCTACATCTCCAAGGTGTCTGACACCACCCTGTTCGACACCCTGTTCGTTGAGGTGCTGGCCTGCGCGATGGCGATGGAGATGTGTGAGGAACTGACCCAGAGCAACAGCAAGCGGCAGCTGGCGGCAGAGGAATACAAGGCGCTGATCCTTGAGGCCCGACGCACCAACGCGTTCGAGCAGGTTCCGATTGAACCAGCAACCGATACCTGGATCACCTCCCGGCTATGAAAGCATCCCCGCTCCTCGCCTCCTTCAACGCGGGTGAGTTCTCGCCCCTTGTAGCGGCGCAGGTACGGTTCGAGAAGTACCAGAATGCCGTAGAAACTGCCGAGAACATGATCCCGATGGTGCAGGGTGGATTGACCCGGCGCACCGGTACGATGTTCGTCAATGAGGTGAAGTCCTCTGCGGTCAAGCACCGTCTGGTCCCGTTCGAGTACAGCACCGAGCAAGCCTACATCCTTGAGTTCGGGGATCAAATGATCCGGTTTTACAAGGACCGGGGGCAGATCCAGACATCAAGTGTCGCGGCATGGCTGACTGCGACTGCCTACGTTGTCGGGGATCTGAGAACGAACGCAGGCACAACCTACTACTGCCTTGTTGCCCACACCTCCGGGGTGTTCGCTACCGACCTGGCAGCATCCAAGTGGTATGCCCAGACCGGCACGATCTACGAAATCCCGACTGACTACACCGAGGCGCAACTGTTCGACCTCAAGTTCACTCAGTCGGCAGACATCCTGTACATCACCCACCCGTTGCACCCGCCGCAGAAGTTGTCGCGCACCGGACATACCAGCTGGACGCTGACCGACATCACGTTCCTTGACGGTCCGTACTTCTCGACCAACACGACGGCAACGACCATCACCCCGAGCGGGACAACCGGGTCGGTGACCCTGACCGCAAGCACCTCGATCTTTGCGTCCACCGACGTCGGGCGCCAGGTCAGGATCAAGCACAGTTCGACTTGGGGTTACGCGAGGATCACTGCCTACAGTTCGGGGACATCCGTCACAGCAACCGTGGGGAGCGCATTCGGGGCAACTACTGCATCAGCTGATTGGCGTCTTGGAATATGGAGTGCCACAACAGGTTATCCATCATGCGTGACGTTCTTCGAGGATCGCCTGTTCTTTGCCGGCGCGGATGACAGTCCCCAACGACTCGATGGGAGCATCGTCGGGGACTATGAGAACTTCGCCCCGACTGCCACCGATGGCACCGTGG